GTGCGCATAATGTGCCACACGTTATGTTTAAAAGGCCGCTGCGAGAATAGAGCACCGCAGCGGCCTTTTTACACATAACGTCATTGTGCGCACCTCGGCATGGCTATTTTGAAATGTCTTCCTGATCCTTTCTCGATCCATTCTCTGGACTCTTTCCCTGCAAAGCGGGGTTTTCTCCAGGCAAAGTTAAGCACCGGCTTTCACGTTCGTGTCGGTCGACGGCCTCCAGTTCGGCAATCAGTTACATCCAGGAAGACAGAGAATGCAACGCTCGCCGCAGACAAGAGACCGAACGAAGTGAGCGAACGGGCGAGGAAGCGTAATTTCTGCGTTGTTGAACTGGAGCACTTACGCGCCGTGGTCAGGCGATGGCGCGTTGGGTTTTCAACGCCAGCGCCACGCGGCGGGAAAAAACCCCCGCTATGTAATACGGGGGTTAATTCAACGGTGCAATGCGGATCTTCCCGCTTTTGCTCGTTTTCTGTTCAGAATTTTTTGGGGATAATTGATGGGATTTAGTTGTGTGCAGGAAAGGGGAATTATTATAGTGACTTATATAAAATTGTGATGAATTTCAAATTATGTGTTTTTTTTGGGTTCCTGCTTGATTACAAGTTCACCTAAGTCATTTAAGTCTATGTTTTTTAATGTTTTCTCTATAGCGAAGTGTACTAGATCTGATTCTGTATATACGATGTGTTTTCCATTCATGATTGCCTTACGTGTTAATGCGTAGGCTTTGTCTTTAAGTTCTATAGCTTCTTGTTTTTTAAGCCTAATTGTTGCTTTTATTGCTTCGCTCATTACTAAACTCTCCAGCTTCAAATTTCTACATAGTCTAACCGCCTTTATATCTATCCGTCTGTTACCGGTTGACATGTTACATGTTATTTGTGTACGTTTCTCTCCGATGTTTCATGTTACATGTTTCATGTTTTGGGATTGGATATGAAAACTGGAAAGGATCGAAGCGTTTTGAATCTACTGACAGAAAGTGAAAGTAGTGCGGTAGCCGTGTCTGACGTGGATCGTGTAGACGATCAAACAGACCGTCCAGTTAACATCGACTGGCTGGCCTTTGTCATGCATTCCTCGGCGGTAAAAGAATTCATGACCTTTCCTGACCAGACTGAATGGCGTAAGTACGGTATTCATCCTGCTTACCGCAATCATGTTAAAGCCCGTGATTCTTTCTTTAATGACGTAATCAATCCCAAGACCCGTGTCTGGTGCCCATTAACTGATTCAGATATTGAAGAATCATTTGATGATTTTGTTGATGGTTATACATTCCCTGTTTCCGATTTTGACGGGGATTACCGACAAGCTCGTAAAGCGTTCGATGCGCAACTGGATAGCTATAACCGAAAGGTACTTGAATCGCGTATCGAATTGATTCGTCGTTGGCTTGCGGCGGAATTTGGTTTACATCTCGGTATATTTCGTGGGTATGGGCGTTTTTTATATGAGGATTCCGCGCCCTTATATGCACATGACGATGAAAATCGTACTGAGCTTGGATATCTGTATTTTGGCGGGAATGAGGGAACCGTTTTTATTCAGATTAACGCCAATGGTTGTAAGCATGTTTTTTCTGGTACTTCACCTGAGCACTTGTATAAGTGGTTTGTGCATCTTGGGATAACCACAATAAACCGTCTTGATTTATGCGTTGATGATTTTGATGGTGTTTTTACCGTTCAACATGCATATGAGGATTTCAAAAATGATGCTTTCTATCGTGGTCGGGGGCGTCGTTCGTCTAAGTATACATTCACACTTGGTGATGTTGAAATGTTGACGGTTGGTAGTCGTCAGTCCTTGGTTTTCTGGCGTAATTATAATAAGGCACTGGAGCAGGGACTTGATATTGTATGGAACCGCTCTGAAGTTGAGCTTAAACATGTTCCCGTTGAAATATTGTTAGATATTCAGGGGTATTTTACAGGGCTTTGTGATTATGCAGCACAATTAAACCCATCAAAACCCCGTAAAATAAATCCGTTTAATCCGTCATTGTCTGACTTACGTAAGGCCGTTCATTCTTTCGAGTCAGATGTGAAATGGTTACGCACTCAATGCTCAAAGAAAATCGCTTCCGTTATTCATCAATTGGGGTATGACGTTGAAGCATTAATATCAACTATTGTCAGGAGAGAACATATTGAAGATGAAAGTATAAGATTTGCAACTAATGATTGTTATCAACAAATAGTAAGAAATCAGTTTAAAAACAGGCCAGTTCCTTTTTAATTAAATACATGTGAATAAACGGTCTTTAATCAGCCTGGTAAACATTAATTACAGATAATTGAGGTGATAAAAAATGGCTAGTAATCTTTCTAATGCGGTACGTGTTTTTGGTGGTACTATTATTCAATATACAAATAAAAGTACGGGTGCTATTGAGTATATGTGCCCTGTGGATACCCTCGCAGATTATGATGAATCTGATCGTTCTGTAGGTCGTGGTTTTATCACTGAGCAATTCACTGTGGGTGATAACTTTTCCCTTATTAAACGCTTACAAAATGATGTTCGTCAGGCAAATCAGCAGGGCTATGACTATATTTTGATTATTCCCCATGATAAACGCACTGCGCGCGGTCGTGGTCAGGCTCAACGTGTTGTTGGTGATTATGAACTGGTTGGTTATGGCAAATTGAACGACACGTCTATTGAAGCTGTTAAACAGTCCGCTAAATCCTGATAGTTCTGGCCTTCGGGCCGGAATTTAAAGTGGGGTGATAATCATGGCTAAAACATATCCTGGTATTTCTGATCCTTCAGATTATATCCGGTTTTGCGATATTAATTCGTTTGATCCGGATTCTCCTTTTATCCGCAAATACTATAAAAAGTCTGTCGCTGAACTGGCAAGGTATCAGGTAAGGCTTGAAATGCGCCGTTCCTCCTGTCGTCCGGCTCCTGTTTTCGCTATTGGCCTGACGTCTGCCATAGAGCTTGCTGTTAACCATCTGACGGGCAATACAGGTTATGCGCGTCCAGTTAAGTATCGATGCGTTCTGTGTAACTGTGAGTTTGCAGGGCAGCGAGTTTGTCCCGAATGCGGGAACCATGTTTTTTGTGTGGGGGCAGAGTTTGAATCTTGAAAATAAAGCGTTGCGTGAATTAATTGAATATGCATCTTCTAATGGATATCAGGTTTGTATTCAGTCGTTCTATGCATATATTGAACTAAATGATGATTTTCTTTCTGTTACTTTTTTTGAAACTTCTGGAAATGAAATTTGTATTTTGAAAAACCCGAAGGACAGAAATGTTAATCCAGTTAGAATTACCATTGATTGTTTTAAATCTCTTTTTTGCATGAGAGATAACAATGAATTCCGGTGATTTTTATTTAATTGTATTGTATGGGCTGGCTCCGTTGATATTGTTTATTCTTTCTTTTATCGCGGGGCTTTTGTTAGGGGATTAACTTAAATGGAGTATTTTTATGATTTAATATTTAATCTTATATTTCCTTTTCTTGAAAATAAGGAGCCTTATGAATATCTGGTAACAATCTGGTGTTTTTCTTTACTTACAGGTTTTTGTTTTGGCTTCCTTTTGGCTTTTATTAAGCGTGTTTTTATTTTATCTTCCCGTTAAAGAGGTATTTTATGAGTGTTATTAATGGCTTTAAATTAAAAGCTATGGCTGTAGTAACAATGCTGTCCGCTTCTGGAGTCTCTATGGCTGCGGCTACGCCTCCCGATCCGGAATCAATTATTACTCAGGCTGTGCTTGATGCGATTGCAACTCCAATTTTGATTACAATGGGGGCGGTTGTGACTACTGCCTTTACCATTCTTACATTTAAACTTGTTACCACTGTTGGTATGGGCGTTATGAAATCGTTCTTTACCCGTGCAGCAAGTTAATTTAAATTCAGCGCCTTCATTAGGGGGGCGCTTTCGAGATTTTAAAATGAAATATTATCTCTTTATTTTATCATTTCTTGTTTTTTCATCTTATGCTGCTGTTCCGGTTAATTTAGATTCTGCACCTGAAATATATATAGGTGAAATGTCGTCATCAGAAGAGGATTCGGAAGGTTTTTACCGGGCTAAATTATTTGGTGTTGAATATGTTTGTTATAACTGTACGGATGATTTCGGGAAGAAAACTTTAAATGGTATATGGCATCGTAATCTACCTGATGATGATAAAAGTTTTAATCCCAAAAATAATATTTGTAGTTCATATAATTTAGACTGGCGTATTAAGGGTTTTTTTGTTGATTTTTATAAAAGGGAGGGGATTTCTCATAAAGCGCCTTATATTACTTATTCAGGAGGATGCTTTTATTCTTTTTATGATAAGTCTCTTTCAAGTGTAGAGAATGTAAGTGGTACTACTATGCTTAAGAAGTTAACACTTGCTAAAAATTTTCAGCCTTATTTAAAGGGTTTTAGTATATCTTTTTTACCCTGGCCTTTTGTTTCTGATTTGGCAAAGAATGCATCTCTTTCACTTCCTGGTTATCAGCAAGTAAGAGGGGATGAGTTGTTAAAACAAATGTTTAGTTATGCCAGGGCTGATAAAGATTATCCCAGAATTAATTTCTACGTAACTCGTTTACGAGACCGAATTTCACCTTATGAGCTTTATGATATTGATTTAGCGAAATATTATTTATGTGTTAATCGTGGCGTATCTTCTATGTTAAATAATAATTCACCTCTTTACAGTCAAGATTGTTCATTAAATCCAGCTTTAAAAATAGTAAATGGAAAAATATATTTAAAAGATGAGGAGGTAACTTCCGGTGGTGGCTCCGGTGGTACTGATGGTGATGGTGATGGTGATGGTTCCGGTGGTTCTGGCGGTTCTGGCGGTGGTTCCGGTGATGTTGATTTTGGTGGCGGTGATTCCGGCAGTGGTGATTCCAGCGATGGCGGTTCCGGCGGCGGTGGTTCCAGCGGTGGCGGTTCCGGCGGTGGTGGCTCCAGCGGTGGTGGCTCCAGCGGTGGTGGCTCCAGCGGTGGTGGTTCCAGCGGTGGCGGCTCCAGCGGCGGTGGTTCCAGCGGTGGCGGCTCCAGCGGCGGTGGTTCCAGCGGTGGCGGCTCCAGCGGCGGCGGTGGCTCCGACTCCGGTTCCGGAGGAGGAGCTACGGGCGGCGGCGATTCCGGCACTGGCAATGGTACTGGCGGTGGCTCCGGTACAGGTGGTGATGGTACTGGCGGTGGGAATACCGATGGTGATGGTGATTTACTGGGGGAATTAAAAGCTTTTCATCGCTCTTTTAAAGATAGTCTCATTATTGATGACAAATTACCTGATTATGATAAATCAGATCTGGATTTTTCAGATTTTACTGATTCAACAAATGGTTATCTCGACAATATAGAAAAAAGTTTTAATTCTTCTCTTCCTTCTTATAAGTCATCATATGATTCCTTAAAAAAATATGTTCCTGATATGTCATTAAAACTTGATGGCATTAATAATAGTATGGCTGGTATAACGGGGGTTTGCCGTCCTATTACATTTGATCTTACTCTTGGTCTTGCTGAGAATAAAACACTTCATAAAACAGTAGTTCTTACTGATTTCTGCATATGGTATGACCAAAACATAAGAGGGTTTGTTACTTGGGTTTTTAAATTCATGACGGCTGTTGCTGTTTATTTTATTGTTGTTCGTGGATTACAAAAGGTGAATTAATGTGGTATATCGCACTTGTTAATGTCCTTTCATTTCTCTTTCGCACTGCTCTGACCTGGGTTGTTACACAATTTACACGGCTTATTTCTTTAGGTGCGGGATTGTTTTTTTATTCATTATTTAATCTTACATCCGGCCATATATTGTTTTTGACTGTTTTTGTTACTGTTGTTGGTGTGGCTGTTAAATCGCTTCTGGATATGGCTAACAAGTATCTTTATGATTTATTGAATACAGGTTCTTTATCTGGTGAAATCTGGTTGTGTTTTATGAGTCTTTTACCTGCTAATTTGACGCAATATATAAGTGTTATTGTTTCTGCTCAGGCAGCTGTATTGGGTGTTCATTTTTTAATACTTTATTCTAGAGAGTTGTTGAGAATTACTACTTCACCTTTTTCTCTTCCTTTCCTTAAGAAATGACGGGTGATATATGACTGTTTATGCGACGCAAGGAGGACTGGGAGCAGGAAAGGGGATATTTGCTGCTTATATCATGTCTCTGACTTATAATGATGGTGATGATAGTATTCGCTGTGCTTCTAATTATCCTTTTTATACTGAGTTTATGGGGCCTGATTCTACTAAATCAATTACTGTTTTGCCGTTTGATGTTCGTTATTCCGATTTCATTTCTTTAGGGTGGGGGTCGCCTGAATCAAGTAAAGATAAATTTGGCGTGCTTATTCTTGATGAGTGTGCAAACTTTCTTAATTCTCGTGATTTCAGACATCCTGACAGGGCAAAGGTTCTCGACTGGATACGTCATGCTCGTAAATGGCATTGGGATGTTTATTTGATAATTCAACATCCTGATCATCTTGATTCTCAGGTAAGGGATTTGATAGATAATGTTGTTGTTCTGAATCGTCTTGATCATATCAGAATTCCCTTTTTATCAACATTAATGGATTTTATTAAGTTTTTTAAAGGTAATGGTTCTGATAAATCAAATGTATCATTGTTACCTCATCTCGTGCAGGCAAGTTATTATTATAAGAAAAAAGGTGCCTATGATAAACCTATTAACAGAATTTCATTTCTTGCTAAAAGATATTATTCATTTTATGATACGGATTTAATATTTACTGATGGCAATGAATTGATTGGTGAAAAATCAGTGGATATGCGCGCTTCATATTCTCTTATTCCAGGCAGGACTATGTCAGGTAATGTGAAAGATATTAAATCTTCTGAGAAAACAAATGATTCAAGTAAATCAGAAACGACTCCTGTTAAGAAAAAAGGGTGTTTTTCATTAATTATACAATTCCTTTTTGTTGTTGTTTTTGGCTATATTTCTTATCTGATTTGGTCTTCATATTTTGGAAATGGAGATGAAAATATTGAGTCTGTATCTGTTGATCCTGCTGTTGCTCACGTTGCCAATGCTGCGGTTCCTGTTCCTGCTGCTCCCGCTTTGCCTGTTCTTTCTTCAAAGTGGCGGCTTTCAGGCTACCTGGTTTCTTCCGATACTGAGCGATATTTTATATTGACAGATAATTCTGGCAATGTTCGTTATTATGCCTCTGAACAAAAATATAAAGGGCGCTTTACACAACTTGTTATCGGTAATGAGTTAATAACGTTTTACTCTGGCTCCTCTGGAAATGCAGCTAATCAACCTGATATGACTGAACAGTTTAATTCAGGTGTAAGTAAAGCAACATCATCATTATTTAATTGAGGTTAATATAATGCGATTACTTCCATTTTCCGTTTTGTTTTTATGTTCTCCGGTATTCGCTGTAGGTACTGATTTTGAAGTAAGTACAATGAAATTTCCTGAAGCTGTATCTGTTTTATGGAATCAGGTTTTAAAACGTCCGTTTATGCTTTCACCTGAATTGACTGAGGATTCAAGGATGCTGACATTGCATATTCATCCTGATAATGATGAACGGGATTTCATACTTCGTTATCTTGAAAACATGAATGTTAAGGTGGCGCAAAAGAAGGGTGTAGATTATTTATATACTTATAAACCGGTCGCTAAACCGCCTCGTTTTTATACTTATACTTATATTCCTAAATTTCGCGATGTGCCTTATCTTGCGCAGGCTTTAGGTACATCATTTACACAAAATGTATCCAGTGCTGATGCTGATTCTGCACAGGCAACCAGTGAACAACCATTTATGAGTACATCTGGTGATACATTCGTATATCGTGGTACAAGGCGTAATATTGACCAGATAGAAAAGTTGTTAGAGGAAATTGATGTAAGAGCAGAGCAGGTGCTTGTGTCTGCATTTGTATTTGAGGTTCAGACAAATGAAAAGAATGGTTCTGGTCTTGTTGTAGCGTCTAAATTGCTGAATGAGCGCTTTAGTATTGGAATAGGGGCAAAACAGGGATACAGCAATTTCATTCAGTTTAATGGTCCGTCATTTGACGCGCTTTATGAGTTGTTCCGTACTGATAACCGTTTTTCCCTTGTCAGTTCGCCACGTCTGCGGGTCGTGTCAGGTCAGGAATCTGCATTTTCAGTTGGGGCTAGTGTGCCAACTGTCGGCTCTCTGACGTATGAGAATGGAACGCCTGTACAGTCGATTGTATACCGCAATACAGGTGTTGATTTCAAAGTCAGACCTGTTATCACGCGCGATTTAGTGTCGATGAAAATAGACCAACAATTAAGTGATTATGCAGAAACTACAACGGGGGTGAATAACTCGCCTACATTCACAACACGCCAGATTGTGACAAACGTTAACATGCAAGATGGGGATATTATCGTTTTATCTGGACTGGCTGAGAATAAAGATGGCGATCAGAAAACAGGTTTATCGTTTTTACCAAAATCATGGTCAACGAAATCAGACCAGAAGCAAAGTACCGATTTGTTGATAGTTATCCAGGCTAAAAAAGTATAAGGAAATATTTATGTTTGAAAATATTCAATCTTATAAAGGATATGTGGGTACGACTGAATACAACGATTTTTTAGACTTATTTCCTGGTTGATTTGTGTTAATGTATCATCAAAAAATGAGGTGATTAATATGTCTATTGCAGCATGGTATCTTCTTTTACTTATTATTGTTCCCTTGTATATTTTCATTAATAACTATCTTAGAAAACGTTTCGGATGTGATGATTCTCGTCTTTCACGTCCGTATGTTAGTGGGTGTATTCATAAGATGAGGGGTCATCACGGTCACATCAGAAAATGATGTACATATTAGTGCGGGAGTGAATGCTGAAGGCGGGCAGCTCCTGCACGTAAGAATGGGGAATTTATGGGACGTAATCAGAGATTATGGACAAAACGTGATTATGACTTTCTGAGGGATCACTATTCCACAATGTCGTTTAACGATTTGGCATCCTCTATAAATCGCACTCCGTCTGCTGTAAGGGCGCGTTTATCTTTTTGGGGGTTATTGCTGGAATATCGCCGCATTCCTGGCACTCGTTTTGGCTATCGTGTAGTTGTTGAATCGAATAGCGCTATACGGGAAACGTTACCTGATTGATGTTTGATGAACTGGAGATATTTGCGGGTGACTGTCTCCAGTGTGCGGCGTTCGTCGGCGCTGGCCTGAGCGGTTACGTGAAAAAATAACGTAATGTGAGGTGGTGTTACGTGAAAATTTCACGTAACGGCATCATCAAAAAGTTTGTGCAACTGACGACGAAAAAAGCGGGCGCTGACGAGCTGCAGCTGGAACACCGGCGCGACGTGTTTTCTGTAAAAACATCAGGTTATTGAATACTGATCATCATTTCTTTGAGTTAAAATTTCTGAACAAAATGAGCGCCGGGGACTGCAATCATTCACGTGGGGTGGATTTGTTGAGCAGGACAACCGGCGTTCATTTTCCCTGTATCAGCCATAGATAAGCCGTGGTGCGCATAATGT